GGCGGGATCGGTAATGACGAACTCCGGGTAATCACGGGAAGTGAACACCCTGCGCCCGCCCTGCGGATTGACGGCCTCAACGGTCAGTTCCACGGCAAAAACGTATTCGCTACGATCATTCGCTACATCATACGTCATAGTAATACCTAACCGCGCCCACACCTGCACCGCCTGCCACGGTTCCGCCAGTTCAACCAGAGCGGACACTACCGCCTGCATGGCCAGGGCCTGATCCGCTGGAATTTCGTCCTGCGTATAGCGGTCTATGCGGGTGTACCCTTCCGCGTCCTGATAGACAGCTGTCAGAGTGAATTCCTGCCATGTTCCAGGCTTCGGAAACTGAATTTGTATTTCTGCGTCGTTCATCATTAGAGAGGTATGTTAATGTCCACAAAATCCGCCGTTTCTTCGGATTCAATATCGTTTCTTGCCAATGCTTCCAGCGCGTAATAAACGGGATTGATGTTGCCGGGCTGGTAGAGGGTGCGCACCGCAGACCCCACCTGCATGTACACATCCCCGCTCGCGTTCCCCGGCAAATCAGTAACTATCGAACTAATCCCTACGCCCGTTTCAAAGGCATTAACGCCGCGCACCGCCGCAATTTTATGCAGCTGCACCGTCTGCCCTCCGCCCGTCAGCAAATAGAGGCTGCCGTACGAAATATATTCGCTCTCGAATTTGTACTGGGTTCGTTGATGATAGATAATTTTATTAACGATTGAAGGTATAGGCTCGTTATGGGAGGCCGGAATAAAGCTGGTTGTGGTTTTCACTTTCCAGCCATCTGCGGCTGTCAGCGCGTAAATCTCACGCACTCGCACCGTATAGCCGTTGCGCTGTGTGTCTCTGATATTATCAAAGGTAATGTCCAGAATTTCGCCGCTGTTGTGGGCCAGATTGTTACCGGGGATGACGCTGTAAGAATCCAGCGTTAAATCAGATCTTGTCGTTTTGCTGCCTCGTCCGATGCCTATGGTAATTTTGCCTGCGCCGAGTATGCGCCACGGAATGGAGAATCCCGCAAAGTTGGAATAATTATGTTGACCGTTAGGCCCTGTGAAGGGAAAGACAATCGTGCTGTGAGTCCCGGCAGGCACTCTAACCTGCGCATACTGGCCGGGAATGAGAGCGGTAGTTGCCGCCGTCCCTGTCGCCGTAATGCTGCCCGTGTTGAGGTAGGCGTGCTGGGAAAAAATGTCCGTCACTCCGGCCAAGCCTGCGGCATGCAGGCGATTGACCGCTGACGTATCCGTCGGCGCGCCCACAGCCAGCGGGATGTTAATCCCGGCGTTGGCATTGGGGGTTTTGCTGAATGTAAAAGTCCCGGTCACGTTAGTAAAGCCCTCCAGTCTGACCTCGGTATAGAAAAAAGCGGGACCGTGGTGGTTTTCCTGTTTGTAGAACCACAGGTTCCCTGCCCCATCAAAGGCCATAGACCTATCATTGATGCTGTTGGGGTCAGTTACGGAGAGGTACCCATTGGATTCTTCGTAAAGTATGGCTCGCGTAGGACCGCTCTCCTTGCCGAAGAGGATGCACTTCATCTTCTCGCCAGTGGTGGCAACGAAGCTAATGCCGTCATCAAAAGTGGTGGGGTTTTGGAACTTGACAGGAATCGCAACGTCCATGTGGGAAGCGTTCGTCCCCTCAATGACTGCGGCTCCGTTACCATTTCCGCGGATTTTCACCGCGTCATCCCCTTGTCCGAGAACTAAAGGAACTTCGTTTCCGAGAACCAATCCCGCCGTGTTGGTGAAATTCCATGCCCCGGTGATATTCTGGTCTAGGGAGGGGTCAAACCCCGCACCCTCACCGGAGCCTAAACTAAAATTTCTGATGGAGACAAAGTAGTCCGCTTCTTCAATCGTACTGCCGATAGAAAGAATTGCGGAAGTTTCAGTTGCCACAAAGACCAGCTGGGCAGTAGTCTTGCCGCCAGCGAGGAAGGCCTTAGGATTGTTGTCGGCTCCTACACTAAAGAGCGCATAGCTGAATTCCGGATTAGGCTTCGTTTCCATCAAGCCGCCCAAGTCAGGATGCACATTGATAGAATAGAGCTTACCGCTTTCGAGGTTGGAGATTTTGTAGAAACCTTCGGAGACAGGACCATCACCGTCCAGCGGGAGGGCCTGATACTCTTGGTTGTAGTCGAACCCCAGCGGGTGAAGTGCAATCGTCGCGTGTGCACTTTCGACGGAGGCGTTCTTGTCCTGTGCGTTAGTGGGGACGACGAAGTACTTACCGTTGGGAGATGCAATCTCAATCACCTGTCCCGCGACCGAACCATTGATGATGAACTGTTCCGGCGTAATGTTGGACCACAATTCGTCAGTAGGAGCGGTAGCGGAAAGCTTGAAGAGACAGGGAGAACTGGAAGCAAGAAGCCACGCGGTGTGCGTGTCGGCATCGCCCAGCTTATAGGTTACGCCCGGCGTAATAGGAGAACCGTTGACGTAGTTTTCAATATTGATTTTAGAAGAACGTTTACGTGCCATGATAGTAAAAATTTGGGGCTGAACCCATAGAAGTTTAGCTCATGAGTTCAGCCCCGTCAAGGTTTAATTATTGGTTATGCGATATTTCCAACGAAGGTAATCACCGCAGTCCCTTTAAAGGTCCCGGCATTACCGCCCGTAGGAATCTGGAACGAGGCAACGGCGGCTCGCTGTCCCGCACCAAGAGCGGTTCCCTGTGAAAAGATAAGAGTTCCTCGAAGGTTCTTACCAGTCACAATACCCTGTGAGGCCGTGAGAGGAAGAAGACCTTGCGCCCCTGCTTCCCCAACTACGTCGGTAAGGACTACGTTCTGGTTCTGGATAGTGATGTTGCCATCGTATTGGAATTCAGGCGCGGTGGCCTCTGTCACGAAGTCCACGCGGTAATATCCGGCAGGGGTAGGACCTACAAGAGCTACGTCGGAAACGGTGTCCGAAATGGTCGTAAGCTGGGGAGCGGTAAAACCCTCAACCCCCTGTGCGGCTACGATGTCAACGTTAGCCTTTACTGCTCCATCTACGTATACCCACGCTTTCGTACCGGTGGAAGTGAAACGAGTGGTCCCTGCGGCAGTTACAAACGGAGGTTCTTCTATTGCGTCTGCAATGGTATCTCCTGTCTTGACAAATACGGTTACAGGGACTTCCGCACTTACTTTCAATTCGTACCCCGTATCTGCGACTAAACCACCGATACTATACCACTTGTCAGGTGATAAGTCTGCGGGAAGAGTTGCTTCTTCGGGAGCCGGAATTTGGTCAGCCTTCATAGTCAAGGTAATCTCCGCGCCCTCAAGGGCATCGATGCGGAGGTAAGCGTTAGTCTGACCACTTTCCGTCGCGAAGTAGAAAGCACGGCCAGAAAGATACCCTTCGGCTTCCAACTGCTCCAACGCCTCATCTTTCGCGATGACCACATGCGGGCACTTGGTAGACGTGACAATAAACTTATACCGAGTAGCCTCGGTCAGTCCGGTAAGCTGATAGATTTGCCCGCGAGCGATAGTTGCATTCTCTGCGGGAATGGGAAGATTTACTACTGCCATAATTATTATTCGTTAAGAGTTGCTACTGTTTTAGCTTGATGAATAAGGGGAGTTAAAGTTATTCCCCTATTCACGGAAATGTGCGCAGTATCCGACGCAGGGATAATAATATCTCCATCATTCACTAATACACTTTGAACACTATTTTCAACATCAATACCGAAGTAAAGAACTTCGGGTTGATTAGTGGGAATAGACACCAAGTGCTTAACTCCCATAGCTACGGGAATTGCTTGCACCGCCAGAGGTGTTGCGGCACGGACTTCTAGGGTTAATATGGTCCCCGAAAGAGATTCCGTAACAGTTAAATCCCCAGCGGCTTTGAGATGTGCTTTGAACTCCCGGTTTACGAGGGAAGAACCTTCGGCAAGGGTCTTCTCGTCCTCCGTCAGTTTGACGACAGGAACTCCCCTATCACTGGTGATAGTAATAAGAAAGTCTCCTTCCTTGCTGGGAATGAGCGTATTCTCAACTCCTGATTCGAGGACAACTGGTTCTGTAGTGGGAACGTTGATTTCCATACTAGTTAAAAAGGTTATGCTCCAAAGCCAGAGGCGATAATAGAACCAATGTCGGCTCCTTCTGCCAGTTCTTCGGCTTCTTCGGTTTCGGTTTCCTGTTTGGGAGATTCGGTTTCTCCTTCGGTCTCGTCCTCGTCGTCGCTATCATCGTCACCTATTTCTTGGTCCTCGATAGAAACAATCTCAATAGACTTGCCGTCATCTGAAACAACGCCAACTCCCATGAGCTGAACATCATCCCCCGGTTTAAGGTCTCCAAATTTTTCAGGGTCATACGTAATCTTCATGCAGATAAAAATTGAGGCGAGCGGGTTCATCCCGCCCGCCTCGGTTTAAGGGTTATAGGTTTAGGCTTAGAGGCCAGATACTACTGCAGGGGTACTTACCAGAGAGCCAACGGGCTTACCGTCAGCACCGACGAGTTCGCGGCCAGCGGTCGTGCGAATGTGTCGGATGACTACACCGTGACGCGGGAAGACAGGCATCGGAGCGGAAGAAAGTGTCGCGATGAACAGGCCCTGCGTACCCATGTAGTTACCGCCGTTGTCCTTGTTGTTCACCCAAGTCAGCTCACCAGCGTAAGTCACAGGGTCCCACTTGGCCTGACCGTAGGCAGACACCGGACGAGGAACGAGGGACTTGTACACGTCCTTCACAAAGATAATCGTATCTTCGTAGGGGGCGTTCATGTACGCGGGGTTCGGCACATAGCGGTTACCAACAGTCGTTTCCACCTTGATATACTGGGGAACTTCCACCCACTTCTGACCAGTCGGCTTGCTGTCGTCGAAGGTGTAGCGGGGGTTCATGTTGTCCACGATGTAGGTAAAGCCCTTGTACGTCCACTTCACGCCCAGCTGACGCAGGAGAGTAGCATCCTTGCCTTCCGCGGCCTCTGCGAAGTTCCAGTCCTTGCGGATAACTTCGTTGTGACGCAGGATGAAGTCCACGGTGTCCTTAGACGTGTAAGCCAAGAAGACAGGGGAACCTTGGTCCATCAGAGCGGCAGATTCGCCAGCACCTTCATTGATGAGCAACTGCCAAGCTTGGTTCATCAGGTCATCATTCAGCGCGGCTTCGGGCTTAACTTCCGGCATGGAGTTAATATCGTTGTTCACGACATCGAGACCGACAACACCCGCCTTCGTGGGGATGAGTTTGTAGCTGGCGATTTTGATGTAGCTCTCACGGTAGAAGCGAGACCAAGTATTACCGACGGCACGGACCAACTGCTTCACCACATTCTCGGCCTGTTGCTTAGCTTGCCAAGACTGACGCATGCGGAGTACGTCCAGTTTCTGGGAGGAAAGCCTCGTGATGAAGCGGCTGTAGGAGTATTCCGTAGCCCCCGTATCATTTACCGTAATCGGAATCTGGTCAGAGGTGGAATCGAGGTTAATGTTCATCCATTCGGGACGGGGGTCCGTAGCACCGAAGGTTGCGATACGCCCGGAATCACCAACACCGTCAGTCCATTCTCCCGTCATAATCATCTGGGAGTTCCACGGAGAAGTACGAGCAAAGGTGCTGAACATGTTGGCGTTAAGAAGGTTGGTCATCGTGACCAGCTTCAATTCTTGGGCCTGAATTTCGTTAGGAGTAGTAGCCATTTGTAAATTAAATTTGGTTTAATTTGCAACGCCTAGTACTCTTTGGAAGAATTTGTTTTAGGGTCTTACGCGGTCATGGCAGGGTCAGGACCAAGAATTTTCACACCTGCATAAAGGTTTGTTTTGGTTTGCTCGCGGGAAAGCAAGAATGGGACACCGCATTTGATGCCCCATTCTTGTCATAAAATTACCAGTATGTCAAGGATTATTTATCATAATCCAAAGGCACTACCAATAATGTCCCCGACTGCGGTCGGCCCAGCGGGCGGCTGGGTCTCTGGGGCTTCAGGGCTACCACCGTTAGCGGAGGGGCGGGCCTTGCGGAGTTTGGCCACCTTCACGTTGAGAGCCTCGATTGTCGCGCGAGCATCTGCCAGTTCCTTAACCATGAGTTCGGCCAGTGCGCCGTCCATGAAGGAACCATTATTTATTTTATGGGCGAGATGGCGTGCGTGCTTCACATTCTCTTCGGTAATCTCCGTGGTCATGCCCAGTTCCTTGGCGCGTTCCTTCATCGCTTCCAACGTGTAGTTGTCGAGGTTGACGGTGTAGGTCCCGGCCTCCGGCTTGCCGCCCCGGCTGGCCTTCAACTCTTCAACGTATTCATCGGCTTCGGCCTGATAATTTCCGTGAGCAACGATGGCCGCGTCACGAACCTTAGCCATACGGACAAACTTGAACAAGGCGGAATCGCTGATGCCCAACTCTTTTCCGATTGCTTCGTAGGCTTCTTCACGGTCGTACTCGTCGAGGTCGGGATTAAGGGCAACTTCATTCAGCTTGTCCATGTCGAGGGAGGCTCCACTCGCGCGGGCAATCTCCGCAAGCTTGGCGTTAGCCTTATTGTACGGGGCAGTTACATTGGTCTTGTATTCTTCGGTTGCGGTGAAGGCATAGCCGCGTACAATTTCTCGCAGAGATTCAAGCTCTTCATTGTTGGGAGAGGATTTACCCGCTTCTTCCAGCTTGGCCTTCAAGTCCGCGATTTCTTTCTTCGCGCCCCTCAACTGGACGCGCATCTCGGCGAATGCCTTGCTCGCGGCCTTGCTCGCTTTCTGTTCCTTAGGACCATTGTTCTGTTCCTCGTTGTTCTGTTCATCCTCGTTGTTCTGTTCATCCTCGTTGTTCTGTTCATCCTCGTTGTTCTGTTCCTCGTCGTTCTGTGTCTCGTCAAGGACGGTTCCCGTGGGGTTCACTACTTCATCATCAGCGATGCGAGGCCCAGCATCTGGCATGACTACCGTACCGTCCGGGGATTCAATAGGAGCCGTGGGGCTGGTGGGATTAACGGGTTGAGTGGAATCCGTGGGTTCCGGGGCGAACAGGGTCTGTTCAAAAATGTTATGTACGTCGTTGTGAATGGCACCACCTATGATGCCCTCCGCTACTGCGGGAATATTTACGTTGTCCATCTATGTATTACTTGTTGGGTGAAAGTGAGTTAATCCAAGCGTTACGCTCGGTCATGGGATGATTCATCATAGTTACCGGGGATTCGGTTTCTTCATTCTCTTCGGCCAGATTGAAAAGAGCGGCGATGACGGATTTGGCCCCTGCCGCGAAAGCTCCATTCAATGCGGCGGCTTCCATTGTGGGCTGTAATGTCGCATTGAGTTTCGACTGAACAATGCAGAGAGCTTCTTCCATTACCGGGTCATGCAGGAGTTCAGCAAGGCGACCAGTCGCCGCCTTGTTGCTTTTGAACCCTTCGACAGTGTAGGTGGGCACTGGTTTCATCGTGCACCTCCCAGCGATTGAGCCGCTTTAGCGTTGGCTTCTACGGCGTTACGAGTAATCTCGGCATCCTGCTTTTCCTTAGCCAACTGGATTTCAGCTTCCGTCTTCATGCGCTTCAATTCAATTTCGGCTTCGGCTTTCATCTGTTCAGGAGTAGGTCCTTCTTGGGGAGCCGCTTCTTCGTTCTGTTGCATCGCTTCCAAGGCCCGCATGCCGTTGGTAATAACCTCGTTGCACCTCTTGACCAGTTTCTCGTACTGTTCAAATTCAGGGACAACTTCCTTGGCGGCCTGCAAATAGTCCATGTGTCCTGCCAACTGGGCGACCAGAAGCTGTAGCGGCTGGGCAAGCTGGGCCATCTCTTCGGGTTCCAGCTGTGCGTCCGGTAGCATGGACATGATGAAGTTGGCATGCACTTCCGCGTGTGTCCTGTGGTCCTCGTTTGGCATAACCGGAACTTCCTGACCTGCCATGAGCTGGTTGTTCTGGATGGATGCGATAGAGGCGGCCACGGTTTCGGACGGGTTGGGGTCATCCTTCAACGGCATGAACAACTGCGCGGTGCGTCCATTCGTTTCGTTGGCAATAGCCATGCGGATGAGACGTTCCTGCCCAGCTCGTGGCATGAACTGCATGTAGTTGAGACACTGACGGAGAGCCATTGTACGGCGAACCTTACTGCCCGCACCGATAGGCGGGAGAGCGGTAACGCTGTCAAGGTCGATAGCGAAGAAGGCATCCCTTGGCACACCTGCTTCGTCCAGACGTTGGAGCATGCGTTCACGTTCCTTAAACCCGCCAATCCCTTCATCGTAGTCCTTGCGGATGATACGGCGAACGATTTCACGGAGAAGAATGGTCATGTGCTCCAAGAGCATATCCATGATGTTATTGCTGACCTTGCTCGCATTGCCCATACGGATTTCAGCTTCCAGCTGGGTGCGGCCCATGCCTCCATCAGCATTCACGTCAATCTCGCCCAAGCGTTCCCGGATTTGGTTCTGCAAGAATGCGAGGGGAGTTCCAGCAACTTGTTGCAGATTCGGTACGGGATTAGGAACCACTTGCGTTGATGGGTCCAAAATGGTATAGGCCCCCATCGGGTTCACCATTGCGGAGAGACGGGAGGTTTCATTGGTGGCAGAGACGTTTAACGCCATGCCGAGGAACGCCGCGTCCGTCGCTTGGTTCATCAACTTGTCAATGACACGAGTGTGAGGCAGAAGGTCATTGCCATATCCGCGAAGGGCATGAATATCTCCATTGGTGCTACTGCCCAGCGGGAAGAGAATGAAGGCTTCTTCCATAGAGTTGTAGGCTCCTTCCTTGGTGTAGAGGAACTTGGTGTCATCTACATCGCGGTTCTGGTCACGCTTCACATCCTGACCATTGCCGCCGCTTCCGTTGACGAAGAAGATGGAGTGAGTAACCGTACCGTTGAATTCGCGAACCCACATGTGGGCAATCGGAATACTGGTTCCAATTACGTCGGTCAGGGTGTAGTCTCCGTTTTTAAGCATCTTCTCGGTCTCCCAAGAGATACGCTGGGGCTGTACCGTCTGATTGTAACTACAGGTCTTCAACACCTTCATGACCTCTTCCACATCCCAGCCGGCTTCCCTTGCGGTCTGCGGGTCACGAATGAAATCGTAGAGTTCATGGGCACGAAGGGTACGAGTAGCAAACACAACCTCAAGGGTGCTACTGTCCGGCTTAACCTTTCGCTCGAAGGCAAACTCGTTCAGACTACCTGCCTTGAAGTACCAAGTGTCAGGGTCCTCAAAGTAAGCAAGGCCGAAGCCGTGGAATGAGAAGTTGTGAAGAAGGTCTGTCATGATGGAGGTGAATCCCGGCATGGACTTGACCATCTTCGTTACTTCGGTGGAAAGGATGTCTGAATAAATGGGGCGACGGGCGTTATCGCCAAAGGTGGTTTGCACCGAAACAAGTTCGGGGTTATCCCACACTTCACGGAGGCTGGCCGCCACCTTTTCACGAACAATCCGCATCGTGCGGAAGTTGTAGTTGGTTCGATAATTCTGACCAACTGCGGAAAGGGCCATTGGGTCATACGGGCGTTGTCCGTCCAGCTCTGCCTGTGCCTCTGTCCTCGCTTGCATGGATAGCTGGTCAGCGGTGAGGCAGAAGTAGAGCAAGGCGCGGGCTTGGTCAGCGGTCGGAACCCTTCGCTTGAGAAGGGTTCCGTTCTCGTCAACCACGCCAATAACCCCCGGACCTACGGGAGCATTTGCGTCTGGTTTCGGCATGTCAGTTATTTGTCTATTTCTTCTTCGCCCGTAACCGCGTCAGCCTTCATGGCTTTCTTGGTCTTGGACTTCACAGGAGAAGGTGTAGCAACTTTCACGCTCGGTGTCAAGTCCTCAACGTTCCTTAAGTCTTCGCGAGCCTTCGTAGCTCCACCGGCTTGCTCGGACTGTCCCATCATATTGACAGATTCCGCTTTGAAGCTGGCGATAGATACCTCGGCAGGGGTCGTCACCGTGACTTCGCCAAGAACTTGGGGAAGCTTAAAGTTGTCCGCGTCAGGGATTTCACCAACGGTGATGAGGTCGTCCCAGTTCTCCACGTTGAAGCACTTCTCGGTCAGCACCTTGTCAAGGAAGAGACGGAAATGCTGGGAGATGGTGACGTAGGGAACTCGCTGGGGATAGAGTTTCGCCAGCTGGCTGGACATGACGAAGGTTCCGTCCACGGTGCGGGATTCATAAGAGTTCTCGGTGGCAGGAATCGTAAAATACTTGCCCGCAATAACCGGAGCCTTCTTGCGATAGAACGTTGCATCCAGCGTATCAATCGCGCCGGGCTTAAACTTTTCATTGCCGCGTTCGGAAACCCAAATGATAGCTCGTTCGTCCGGCGCGTTCTCGTAAGCCAGAGCCTGTTGCAGTCGGGCGAAGAGATGAGTAACGAGTGCGTAATTATCCGTGACAGGGGTCAGCAACTCAATCGTGCGAAGGTCCCGGAACTGATTCTTCAAGATTTTAATCATGGGTTCAGCGGCGGCCTTGGCCCGGTAAGGGAGCAGGAGCCGAACATCGTGGTCGCCACGGCTGGAAGCCGCAACGCTGTCAATGAGGTTCTGTGCAATGTTCGCGCCGTTGATGAGGACGCGAGGTTCACAAGGGATTGCTATTGTAGCCATTGTCGTTTATTTTGTTTTAGTTGCTTTGAGGGCGCGGCGTTCAGCCTGTATGCCCAAGGATGTGTCCGCTTGAGGCGGCAGGATATTGAATGCCCATTCAGTTACCAACTGCTGGAAGAGATACCAGCGGAAGTAGAGCTGGGATTCGACGAGAGGCTCATACATTAGATAGGAGAAGAAGGGGTACTTTCGAGGACTGCCCGGAGTTAGCGTGAGGGGTCTGATGAGTGGGGTTTCCGTACTATTCGAGAATATCTTTGTCCGAAAGTATTTAGGACGCACTCCATGCACCGGGTCAACATCCTTAAAGGCCATCACGTGTGTAGGGTTCGCCCGGTCAGGGTAGGGGTGCATGACCTCGCCACGTGTAGGCGCAAGCCTCGCGGACTTCCCGTTCACCCACGCAAGGTAGTAGGCACGGTATCTCCATGCTTTTCCCCACACCTCCTTATCCTGTGCTACCTCATGGAAGACGGCGGCATTCTCACTTATGGCCATACTCCGTGGTGGGTTTCAGGGTTTCATTCTCTTGTGCGTCTGCAAGGTAGTTGACGAAGTTAATGAAGGTAGCCGCGTCAAATTCAGGCAGTTCGTTCTTGTAACTGGCATACGCGCTTGTATTCGCCATCGGGATTGCGGGCCAAGGTTTATATTCCTTGGTCAGCTTCTCGGCAATACTGCGTAGGAACTGACTATATTCCTCCGACGGTGCGATGAGGGAAAGGAAAGCGTCTGCCCCGTCAGGGCTACCGGAGGTCTCTACCTCCCTGTCAAACGTCAGCGGGTCGTCCGCGTACTCGACATGTGAGAGTTTGGCGTTGTACTTACGCGTTCTCTTGACGGCCTTCTTGTACTTCTTCGCGTGTTCGCGAAGCTTGTCAAGGTCATCGAGCCACAGAGGAACCTGTTGCCACCATGAACGCATAGCTTCTACCCGCAAGCGGATAAGATAGGATGAGCGCATGATTTGGGTCAGGCATCCACAATGGTATTGCTTGCGCGTTAATTGCAGACGGTTCATCGTGACCACATTCCCACATGCACATTGCACGACATAGGGGTATCGGACATCATGGGAGTACCCAATGACCGTCAGAATTCCCTGACTATGACCAACAGGCAACGGTTCATCATCCGTCCCCATATAATCGGGGAACGTTTCTGGGGTCTTCACTTCCTCCGGCAAGTTCATGAGAGCTACCGGGGTCCAACGACGGAATACTTCCTGAATGTTTTCGGGTTTGGACATGACCTCAATATAGAAGAAAAAAGAATCTTGTCAAGTTTATTTAGTGTCTTCTTCGGGCTTTTCGCCCTTCTTCTTGAGCTTCAAGGTGATGGTACGGGCCGCGCTTCCTTCTTCCAGTTCAGGGCGAGTGCCATCCTTGTTCAGAGTTACTGGTCCTCCCTGCAATCCCATCTGCGTCACTATCTCGGTCTGTTCCAGTTCGAACTGCTGGATAACCTGTGACAGTAGGTCCATGTCGCGCTTCGCAATCGCTTCGTTAAACTTCTCCCACAGGCCGTGGCTTCGCTCCATGATAGAGAGGAAGAGAGGTACATCCTTAATTGATTGTATCTCTGCGTCGGCCATGAAGGAAGCGACACGGGAGAATCCACTGTTCATCAGTTCTTTGTACTGACTACTCATGGATTCAACGATGTCAAGCTCTATCTTCGTCCTCGCCTCTTGGCGTTGGAGGATGCGTGCCTGTGTGTTCTGCGTGTACGTATTGAGAAGTTCATTGCGGATAGCCAGTTCCTCCTTCGAGAGTTGGACGCTATCAACAATCTTATCAACACGTTCACGGGGAAGGCCAGTAACTTCCGAGATGACGGGCACGGGAGTTCCGGCCTTGTACATCTCAATGGCCTTCCTTATAACGGTGTTCTCGTTGGAAATCGGTTTGGGTGTAGAAATCTTTGCGGCGGCTCTTAGGTCCATAGCATGTTCATTGCGGCGGTTACGTCGGAGGCAAAGGTGTCGCGGGCAGGAGCGGAGGCAGGAGCGGTGGCATTGCCTCCGACGAAGCCTCTGAGGTACCTGCCAATGTCTGCGGCTTCAATATATGCGGTTCCGTCTTCACGATATTTGATTACCTCTTGATGTTCTACCACCTTATGGTTCTGAATGTCAAGCCTAATCTTACCGAACTCCGGTCCCATGATTCCCCGGCACACGTGCACCAATAGTGCTAGTGCGTCCGCGTTGTCCGGGGATTTATGAATCCGCTTCTTCATGGCCGCCTTGGGTTCCACGGCAATTCGGGTTCCATTCATGGTGTAGAGCCGGGATTTAAGCTCGACGATAGTTGTCGGGTCAAGGCCATAAAGTTGGCGAGCATTGATTGCCAGTTTCATGCACCCCCAAAGCTCGGAGACCTTGTTGCTATATTGCTGACATGCCTCTTGATTCTGCAACAGGCCAATGGGCACCTTGCTCGCCATACCCGCGAAGCTGACCGTCTGGAAGTCCGTGCCGACATGCTGGGCGAGGATGTCGATGAAACCAGTACCTCCGGTTACGTCTACGGCAAGGTACTTGCTCTCAACCCCGTTGGCCCGGAGAATCTCTCCAACTTGCTGGGCGATGTCGAAGTTCCTTTGCTTCATCCGTTCCTTGTCGGACGTAGACTTCAACAGATAGGTACGGAACACCGCGCACGCCCAAAGCCCTTCAACCGTTCGTCCGACTTTGGCGAGTTTAAGGCAGGACTGGTCGCCGCCGTTGGTGTAGGCAGGGTCCAATCCTGCGATGGTAATCAACTCGCCGTCTCCCCAGACGGGCATGGCATCCGCGCCACTGCCGTAAATTTCAGCCTCCGACATTAGCGAACCTTCTTCCGTATCGTCTGAAAAGGTAGCCCGGTGGAACCGCATCACGAACGGACTATTCTCCCCGTACTGTTCAATCGTTTGCTGAACGATGTCCAACGGAGTGTAGAAGCTCCAATCCTCGCGGCCATATTTGATGCGGGGGTTTTGAGTGTTATCGAAGCGGATGTAAATCCCGTCCTTAGTCTCCCACTCGTATTCCTCAAAGATGTCAACGCTGTTCCACCCATCTTTGGGCATAGCCATAACACCAAAGGCATCGGTGCGGCTCTTGGGGTTAGAGGCGGCCATCAGGGTAGGCGGCGTGTCCGCTCTGTTGGTGATGAGGTTGGTACGCCACACCTCGACGAGTTCAATCGGCAATTCGGAAAGCTCGTCATAAAAGACGTGCATGTTCTTTGCCTTAATACCGATAAATCGGCTACTGGGGTCGCCGACGTTCGCGCAGGGGATAATGGAGATGCCGCGGGAATCGTCAATATCTCCGTCCTCGTTCACGCCTTTAATCTGTCCCTTACCATCAACGAGCTTACCCGGAAATTCCTTGCGCCACAACCGTTTAATATCCTTGAAGATACGTTTCTTCGCACCCTCAATAGTAGTCGATGTGACTAGGCAAAGAGTATCGACGGGGTCGGCCAGATAGAAGAGCGTCGCCATGATAGCCATAGATAATGACTTCCCAGAGGACGAGCCTCCACCCATGATGACCACATCATATTTGCACGCGGTTTCAATCATCCGTTCAATCCACGGTGTCCAGATAATGGGAGTAGGACTGCCCTTGTAATTCCACAGGAGATTGATGGCGTTCTTAGCGTGTCCATACCTGCCCAGCCCTCCCTTCTCTTCGGGCCATGCGTATTTGAAGCACCAGAGTTCGATGTCCAATTCCGAAACTCCGTACTCCCATTGTCGTCCGTAGCGGGTAAAGTGTCGTGCCATTTTAGATTCTTTCTATATCCCAGTTGTCGAGGGTTAGTGTGTGGTCGTCGTTCAGTTCCCGGTACGCGTACAATAGAATGAGAAGAGCGTCCGCGTTCTGTAGCGTCACCTTTGCGCCGGGGAAGTTCTCCATCGCTATACGTTTCAGGTTGTTCTTCCACTTGGTCCGGTCCCTTGCGGTTAGTCCCGTATCATACGCGCCCATAGCCCGCATCCATACGATTGGGGAAACCTTTGTGACGGTGTACCCCGCCGCCGCGGCGTAACCGAGGACCTTCCCGGTTGCCTCTCCCAATACGCCACTACTTCTCGGATTGGACACCTTGCCGCCTCCGCTCATGGCATAGCTCATCTTCTCAATGTACATGATACGATGACGGCTACGTGGCAGTTTGTTCAATATGATTTCCAGTTCCCTTTCGTCTTCTGGCATGTGCTTTATCCAGATTTTCTTGCTCCGGGTGTCCGCGAGTACAAGGGCACCGTGGGTTCCGGGGTCAACTCCTACTAGTTGCATAGGAGAATATATCCCACAAAGTCCAGAAGGTCAAGCACAAAAATAAGACGGCCACCATAGCGTACTATGATGGCCGAATGGAACGTGCTCCTTTTTTACCCGCAATGCGGTGCTACGGGATAAACCCGTCAGAGCCGGGAGGGGGTTACTTGGTTACCGCGGAAAGGAGGCCCATCTCTTGGATGGCTTCAACCTGTCCTTCCACAGGATGCGGTTTGAACTTGAGATACGCTTTGGCGTAGCTGTTCTTCCCGTCGCGGGAGACGGCGCGTTGTGCACCAATCTGCACACGGAAGGGCAGGGAGCCGAGCTTACTACCCTTCAACATCATGAACTGGATGAAGGGAGCACCAACGCCCGTGTACTGGTTACCTTCCGGGGTGTATCGTGCCAGCGTCCACTGGTCGCCCATGAAGTCAATGGTGAAGAGAGCGTCAAGGTCATCCTCGGTGGTACTTGCGTCCTTAATACCCTGCGGCTTCTTAACCAGTAGCCACATGGCAAGGGCACGGTTGACCTGCGACTTGTCGAATCCTTCTGCTTCATACTCTTCCTTCGTATTCCACGTCTTAGCGTAAACGCCGGGCTGACGTTCGTTGTACGGGATGTATTCGCGGAAGAACTTACGAGCCTTCAATACGATACATTCAAGAGGATTATTGCGCTCGGCAACGACCAGACCATTGAGAAGGAACGCGCCCAAACTGCCAATCGGTTCTTCCAATTTGGCTTCATCACAAGAGGCTTGCCACAGTTTGAGGTAGGGAATCTGGATGTCCGAAGCGTCGGTCTCGCCCTCGAAGGAGTGGTATTCCGTAGCGGTTGCGAGTTGATTGGGTTCGGGAGTTCCCAGTTCCAATGCGTCTTCCGGGTCCATTCCCAAGGTTTCGTGTTCTGTTTTCTTAGTAGCCATAGTATTCGTTTATTCTTGGTTTTGGGTTGAGGGCTTGGGGATTTATATAAGTAACTCTTTAGTACTTATATAATTACCGCTTCAACGATTCGCTACGCTAGAAAGAGAGTACCTCTTCGTCGCGGAACTCGAATCTCCACGGTCGTCGGCTTTGTTGCCCGTTCCCCACTCCCCGTGGGTACGTGGTTGAATGTATCATAGTTCAGGATTTTGTCAAGAACTTTATTTGATTTTGAGCAAAGCCATCGCGCTCGTCACTTCTTTCACTACTCCAAGTTCTTGAAGCTCTTCGAGCAACGATTCCTTGGCCTCCTTCATCTCGGCACGGGTGGCTCCTTCAACTTTGTTTTTATCTACCACCATGTCAAGAAGCTTCGACACAGGGAGGCGGGAGATGCTGTCCAGAATTTCCTCTGGGGAAATGTACTGCTCGACGTAGGCACGGAAGGCATCATTGTCCACCTTCACGGTATTGCCTCGCCGTGCGTACTTCCATCCGGGAACATCAACGCCGCAAGCGAAGAGGGTCTTGGCATAGTCCTTATGCACCTTGTTGGCCTCCGCGATAATGTTCGCAAAGGAAAGAAGGGAGCCAAGGGTTTCCGGGTTGTCCATCGCCGTACCGACATTGTCAATCATTCCCTCGGCTAGGTCCTTGTCCTTCAATACTTTAAGTGAGAAGTTACGGGCCATGCTAGTCACCTTCTTACACCGGGCGAGACGGGAACAGTAGGGGCAGACATGCGGAGAGGATGAGTAGGCATAGGGATTCTCCGCATCACGGCAATGGCGGGCAATGACTGCGGACATGTTTCCCCTTGCGGTAGCCTCGTCCATAGGGACTGCGGACATGTCAGTGGTAAATTTTGGACCCTTACCGTCGCGGTAGAACGCCGCAATCTTCATGCTTTCGGTCTGGCTGGGTTGTACCACCGCAAGGATAATACGCTTACATTCAGGGCGTTCTGCCATTTCCAGCAAACCATAGTAGATGAACTGGGTATTCTCGGCAGGGTCGGATACGGGGACCATTCCCATTTTGTAGTCGATAATCATGGAAGTATCGCCATGCCGGACAAGAACGTCAGCCGTTCCGGTTTGTGCTTCGTCGTCTGGGTTGAAGACGATTCCTTCAAACTTGTGTTCGGGGAGTACTTCTACCTTGTCCGTTTGTACCTCGGTTGCGAAGATGGACATGAGCCTATCCACCATGTTGGATGCCGCAGTGTAGAGGATGTGCTCATGCTTGGTAAGAAGGGATTCTGGGTTCTTGGTTTCGAGGGCCGCGTGAACACGGGTTCCAATGGCCGCCGGGGAGAAGTCATCCTCTTCTTCCTCTTTAGTCATGGGGCGAGGCACATATCCGGGACAGGTGGCGAGCAATGCCATCTTACTCGGACTGTACTTGCTGTGAGTGTTGGTTTCGTTATTAGCCATTTGATGTTAATGCGTTAAGACAAATTTCTTTTGTGTTGAGTGCTTGAATAATTCTTTCTTCCACCGTACCGGAGGCGGTCACGATGTATTGCAATGTGTGTGACTTTGCACCGAGGCGGGCGATACGTCCTTGTGCCTGTAGCAAATTGACGATTGCGTAGTCCGGCGAGATGAGTGCGGCGCGGGGGTGGCCACCCTCCGTATCGTGGAGAGACACACCCGTTCCTCCTGCACTAATCTGCACGAGAGCGAGAGGAACATCATTCCGTTGGAACTTGTCCACCTCTTCCTGTCGGTTCTTCCCAGTCACCGCTCCACTAATCTCGGCATAAGCGATTGTCTTACCCGATTTATTGTTAATGAGTTCCGAGAGTGTGGAGAGACTGTCGAGGAAGGACACGAAGATGGCGACGCTATATCCGCTGTCCAGAAGTTCAACTGCCTTCTCTGCCATCGTGGGGAGCTTAGCCAATTCAGATTGCTGGCGAAGCCGAAGGAGTTCAACGATAGCAGGAAGTTCGATTCCCTTCTCGTTAGCCCGTTCGATGGACTGGTCCCACGATTTGTCCAGCTTGTCAAGTGCTTTCTGCAACTGTTTAATCTCTCTCATACCTTTCATGTCTACGTCCACGGACAGATATTCGATTCTATTCTCCGGGAAGAATGTGTCAAGTCTATCCTTGTCAATCTCCGTCATAACGCCAGCAGTGAAGAGCTTTTGTTTCAGGTTCTCCATCATGGCGTGGTTACGTGGGTTGAGCTTAAACTCGATGCCTCCCCAGAAGCTATCGGTGCATCCGTGCATGCGTGCCCAGAGCCAGAACCCACGCCGAGGGTCTTGAATCCACTTGGCATACGTTGCGGGAACGCTCATGTCAAGAGGGGAGACGAAGGGAGTGGCAGAGAGCATAATCGTTGGAAGCCTTTGATGAGCCGCAGTTAATGCCATGATGTTGCTCTGGCTACCATACGTTTTGGCCTTGTGGCTTTCATCGAGGACAAGCAAGGAATCGTCGGGAAGGGTCCAAGCCCCGAAGACTATCCGGGACTTGGGAACCTTTGTAGGGCGTTTGTAGTAGGAGGTACTCCCCCGGCGCACCTTCTCCCATGAGAGGACATCCACCGCGTCCGCTCCTTGCTGTTCAATCGCTCGCTTCCATTGGGTCACTACGATGGCAGGGCAGACGACGAGAAGTCTCTTGCCCATAGCCTTCGCGGTTTCGATAGTAACCAATGTTTTCCCCGTACCCGTGCAGGATTTATTTATCACATAGCCGTGCCGGGTAATCGCGTCCACCATATCGTGGATGCAATCTTCTTGAGGAGGGAATGGAGTAAGCGCGCTCATTTGCGATACTTGTCCATGATTTCAGGTTCGGCAAGGAGCGGAAGGGAAGAAGCCCACTGGGGAGTATCTTCCATTATCTGTTCGATGCGCTGGGCGTATTCCTCGGCACGGTCAGCCGGGACCATCACTACGGCTTCGTCATGCACGAGAAGGATAGGTTGCGCACCCTCTAATTCCTTGCACAAGCGATTGAACGTGCGGACCATGAGGTCACGTGCGATTGACTGGATGTTATTGTTGCTAAGGAGGTTAGTATTGACGATGGAGGACTTGTATCCGAAATCGACGCAGGTTGCGACGTAGGGGCGACGACCATCCTTCGGCTGAACCAGCTTCTTGTAACAGTTACGATAATAGAGCTTCCGGCCAGAGGGAAGGGTGAGCGCGAAGCTATGGGAGGGGGTACGATAGCCGCGAGCCGCTAATGCGTCCAACTCTCTCCACCACGCCACCACTTCGGGGCTACGACTGCGATACATGTCCACAATCGCTTGGCACTGGTTTTTATCCATTCCGGGGTTCGCACGCTGAATAGCTGACCAGCTTGCACTAAAGCCGCAAGCAAGTACCCCAGCCTTCACATGCTGACGAAGGTCCGCTTTTCCCGGTGTTTCCTTGCAGTACTGTTTGAAGTCCTTAACGTCCGCGGGGATGAGGCCCCAGCCTTTCGCGTTAGCGGCATAGATGTCCTTCTCACCGCCACGGAGTGCGTTAAGAATTTTCTCCTGCCCACAGAGCCAAGCGGTCAGACGTGCTTCAATCCCTGCCCAGTCACATACCACGAGCTTATACCCTTCGGGTGCTTGAATAGCGTTGCGCTGGTTAAAGCCCAGAACGTCTTCACGGTTAAGCTGTTGCAGGTTGAGCTTATCTCCCCCGGCAGTCCAACGGCCCGTACTTGCGCCACAATAGGTCAGGGTGTAGGGTAGACGTTCTATCCCTTCATGGTCAGTATAGACGCGGGAAAGCATACGCTCTGTAATGCTAATCATGCGGTTCACGCTCCTGTACTTCCCGATAAGAGTTACCCACGGAACGAGATGGCCATACTCTTCCAGCCAGTCCGTAAAATCTTCGCTGGACTTGCTGGTGGTTGTGGGGGGCGGGATGTTCAGTTCCTCGCACGCTCTACGTAGTTGGGGAATGGAGAGTTTCTTTTCAAGCGGGATAGCTTCCTTGTATTCCTCCTGCGCCTGATGGAGTTTCTCCAATCCGTCAAGAAGATACTGACGGGAAGTCGGAACTCCGCGCCATCCCATGATGCAGGTATTGAGCCAGCATTCCCGTTCATCTTCCGGCCAGAAGTTCTTCATCTTGTCCCACACGGCGAGACAGTAGTAACTATCGCCCGCCACGTATTCCTTCATGTCGTCAGGGATGACCTCCATCTTGCGGAAGTCAACGCCTTCGGCTTTGGCTCGGACTTCTTTGCTAATCTCTACACCCCAAAGCTTTGCGACAATCTTGTCAAGAGAGCCATAGATGGCGAGATAGTTGGAAGCGGCACGGGAACAGAGCCACTCCTTGAAGGGCGGCCGGAAACTGGGAGTACATGGGATGCCCTTGGACCCCGGCGCGTGCAATCCAAAGAGGTAAACGGCATAGTCGAAGCTGGCGTTAAACGCGACGAGGGTTTTGTCCTTCGTAGTTTTCTCCCAGTCAAAATCCTTCGGATGTCCTACCCAGCAATACTTCCCGTCATAGACGGACATGATGTATGCGTCGAACCGCGGGTCCAGACAGTAGGAATGCGGGTCCATGAACTTAAGGGAATATTTCCCTTCATAATACGTTTCAAAGTCAACGGCAAGAGTATCGCCTGTGAGTTTGGTCTGGTCGTCTGTAATCTCCATTTCATACCCCGGAATGCGAGGCAATGAAAATGATATAGGGTTCTTATCTATTTCTTCGTGCATTAGTGTTTGGGCGTATTTAGTTGTTCCTTCGCTTGCGCGTAGTATTCTTGAGGTGTGCTCATAGGAATTCCGGCGGTTCTGTCCTTCTTGTACATCTTGACGGCACGGTTCATGCGGTTCACGACTTCCCGGCATTTTTCGTTTGTAAGGAATATCCCATCCTCAAAGGAGAAACCTTCATCCCGTCCGGTCGCCGCGACGAGGCGCAATGCGAGAATGGCGATGTCGGTTGCCTCCTTTACGCGGTCCTCCGCGTCAGCTTCCCGGTATTCTTCAATCTCCCACAGAAGATGGCGCAGGAGGTCAGCGGCTGATTCCTCTAATCCCATATAGGAGAAGTGGGTATCAACTGTTTGGGCGGCGATTGCAATTTCGTTGTACATAGTTTAGAGTGATATGATTATGAAGAAGAGGGTGACCAATGTCGCGGAGAGGCCAAAGATATTGACGTTCATGTCCCGGTTACTCCGTTTCAATAGATGTGTGAGGGTGATGTAGATGAAGGACCATACCCACAGAACGATGAGGACGAGAATGAGCGAGAAGATGAGGGAGGCCAGTAGGGGCATACCATTGACCAGAAAGCCCACAAATAGGGAGAGGTAATAGATGCCCATGTAGGGGGATAACTCGGCTAGGTCTTTCATGATTAGCTCTTCATCGCATTATAGAGGCAGAGTATAGGGACTAAGTAGAAACCAGCGGCGGCGACCGCCCCAAAAAAGAAAGAATCCTTCTTCGGAATGGAGTTCACCGTAACAACAAAGAGAATTTGAAGCACGTGACTGCCGAGTACCGCTAAGAAGCACGTCATCCACGAATATTCAGGAGAATACCCTTTAACCACTAGGGTAAGGACAAAGGGTATGAATGAGAGAACCGGAAGCATCTGCTCCAACGTGTCCTCGAGGTTATCCCTAAATCTTTGAGAGTAGTCCATGTTTTCCAATGTCATAAGTCTTTTGGGCATAAGAGGTTAGATTTAGTATTCACCTTCTTCTTCCTGCAAGTCGATAATCCAGTCAAGACTATCAATGCACTTGTTCAGCTGGTCACGCTTCTGGCTAAGTTCATACCGTTCGCGGAGGTTCTGGTTCTGCGCCTTCAAGTTGGCGAGACGTTCATTGGACGGGCGGCCCAGCTTCTTGCCATTCTTGCTATAGCCGGGGCGAGGGGAATCCGCAACCTCGGTAACGTGCGTATTCTTCATCAAGTTGCCAAGACCATCAAGGAGATTGATTAGCTTGACAATGCGGTTGTGATTATTGCGAAGGGACTTCAAGTCCGCTTCGGCTTTTTCCACCTGTGAGCGAAGCTCGGATTCAAGAGCTTTCAACTCGGTAATCATGTTGTCGTCGGTCGTCGTAGTCATGTTTATTGCTGGTTTGCTTTTTATTATTCTATGGGATTAGCGGAACGGGATTGGTCCCGCCCCGGAATCCCGGTGACGAGGCCAATGTATCATAGCTTAGTGGGGTTTATATACTTTACTTTGGTCATGTTTGTGTATTTCTATAATTACCGCTTCAACGATTCGCTACACTAGAAAGAGAGTATCTCCTTTTTGTGGAACTCGAATCTCCACGGTCGTCAGCAGGTTTACTGCTCGTTTCCCACTCCCCGTGGGTACAGAAGTTATCAATGTTTATAGCGGCATTCAAGTCTCGGTCAAGACTAAACCCGCAAGTATGACAAACAAATGTTCGTCTATTCAAATTCTTCATCTCCTTATTCCGCGCACCGCAGTGCGAGCAAAGTTGGGATGAAGGATAAAACCGAGAGACCAGTTGAAGGGAACGTTCATACCATTCGCACTTGTACGTTAGTTGTCGCTTAATCTCGCCGAAGCTGGCATGAGCAATGCTTGCGGCAAGGCAATGGTTCTTCATCATTCCCTTCGTATTGAGGTCTTCCATTCTTATTACTTGGTTCTCGCTAACAAGAGTGGAGGTGGTTTTATGTATGAAGTCTTTTCGCTGATTGGAAATTTTACGATAAAGGTTGCGCATACGTTTGCGAGCTTTGAGCCTTCTCTGGGAATCTTTCTTCCTCCTAGATACAACTCGGTGTGCTCGCTTCAATCTGCGTTCCAATCTTCGGTTACGTTTAAGATGGAAAGAAGTGCCGTAGGAGGTAGTGACCGCAGTCTTTACTCCAAGGTCGATACCTACGGATTCATGAATAGGAGCAGGTAACTCTTTTGGAGAAGCATCAAAGAGGACAGAACAGTAGATATAGTCTCCGTCTGTGCTAATCGTTGCGCGTTTATACTCCACCTCCGGCAGGTAGTTCCTGTTGTAGAATTTAACAGAGCCTATCTTTGGAAGCAGAATGTGGTTACTATCCTTGAGTCGAGGTACTTTGCCATTCTTAGTAGAATATGATTGCCTACTATCTCTCTTGCTTTTGAACTTCGGATACTTTGCTTGTCCGGTGAAGAACCGCTTGAAAGCATTGTCAAGGTTTGCAAATACGTATTTGAAGAGTTGAGAATCTACAGTACTTAGCCACACATATTTCTCTTCTGTGCTCTTCAAATGGATTAGCTTCTTATTCAGGTCAAAGGCCGTCGGCCACTTTTCCCTGTCCTTCTTTTCCTTATCTTTATTCTCTTCCCAATGCTTTGTGAGTTGTTCCAGCCCCCAGTTGTAGACGAACCGAGCCGCGCCAAAGTTCTGACGAAAGAACTCGGCTTGCGCTTTATTCGGTTTTAGTCTTACTTTACGGGACTGGAACATTGTTGAGATGGCGTTACCTTATCAGAATTTTATCGCTTGTCAAGAAGTTTTTGGGAGGAATTTTTGAGGGAGTTGTAACTCGCTTACTATCCTACAATTACTTCTTGGCGTTGTTTGTCCTGTTCTTCCCAATCGGGGAATTCCCGATACCAGCGGGCCTTAGTACTGTCGCTTGCGTACTTGAGCCAGTCCTCTACATGAAGGAACTTCATGCGCCGTCTTCCTCCCGACACCTGTTTCGTTTTCCACCATGCTTCGTCTTGGAAGTAAGTGGTGATGGCGGTCTTGAACCCTGCGAGGGACTGACGCTTAGGAGCGTTAGCGGAATGCGGCTGGTCGGTTACTACTCTGGTATCTCGGATGGTGTAGAGAATATGCAGGAGAGCTTGCGGCCCCGTATAGGTGATGGGAATGTGCTTCCACAAAGGATTGCCCTCCTTATCCGTATCTACGTCCCAATCAACCGGACGAAGCTGGGTCACAAGGGATTCCTCCGCGGATTCCCGCATGCCATACTTGGTGTTTATCTCTTGGGACTTCTGCACCACTATGCTTACAAGTTCGCTAACATCCTTGCTTAGCGAGTGGTAGTTCTCATACACCTGCGCCCATAGTTGCTGTATATCTATGGAATCACGAACCTTCTTCGCCGTAGCTAGGTCCCCTCCCATACTGCGGACATAAAGGACAGAGTAGCGGCGGTTCCCCGTGGCATCCGTCAGCGGGTTGGGGTCGTTGGATGTACCAATGAACACCGCTTTCGGCTTATACATCCGCTGGTCACGCTGGTATGCCGCACGGGTCTTGGCGGGCTGAATGTCAAGAGCGTTCTTCACCTTGTTAGCGTCCTCCGGGTTGGAGAGGATTCGATCAATCTCGTCCAGCTGGATAACATGGGTACTGCTCTTCTGCACGATAGCATCCTTCTCATTATGGATGTCAAAGCTACTCGTGAAGCATCCGGGATAGTCGGCAAGGAGCTTAGAGGCCCAGTAAGATTTACCGCTACCTTGGCTACCAATGAAGATGGGGCAGAAGATGGGGCACATGTTATTAACATCTTCCATCGACTTCTCCATGTGGTCGAGGACCGTGTAGAGCCATGTACGAAGCACGAAGTCCAGCCACTCTTCTTCGGTATAGCCTTCCGGGGCCATGCCCTCTTCCAGTTCGAGAGTACGGATGTACTGCCCCACTCGGTCAATACCATCCCAAGGTTTTACGCACAAGGTGGATGCGAGGGGGTGGTAGAAGAAGTTGGTGGAGATACTGCGGAAGGTTGCGTCCAGTTCGTGCTGTAATTTGGAGGTAGCCATTCCCACTGCCAGATAGCTGGCCCACTTGCCCGCAATGTGGTTCACGAACTCCGGGTCGTAAGGATAGAGCCTTCGGCTCACGAGGTCCAGCACCAGTTTGGTCTCATTAGCTACATCGGTCACAATGCGGAGACCAATGGAGGCAAGAAGGAAGCTAACATTAACGAACGATACGGAAACGATGTCCTTCTTGGGGTCCTTCATGGGGAAGTCGAGAGTAGCCCAGCGTTCAGGTTTCTTTGCCTGATAAGCCTTCCCCTCTGGTAAGGGTCCGGTCTCGGCAAGGATTTTCTTTAGCTCTGCGTCGGGGTTATATATCTTATCCAGCAAGGATTCAGATTCAGCATCCGTAACCGGAGGGGTTATGGTGGCAATGTCTCTGTTCTCGATGTCCAGCACATACATGCGGAACAGGTCATTCATGCTCTTCACCTTCCGGTCCTTGTCTTGGCAGGAGCTATGGAGGCAATGGAACCATGAGGTAGATGGGAAGTCCCGGACAATGTTGAATTGCAGGTCACGGTCGGCACGGTGTCCCGTGCATACGCTTGCGCACGCGGGGCACATGCCGTACATGTGATTCCCCTCCCAGCGCATTGCCCGGAAGCCCTCGGCCTGTTCGGCGTAGCCATTATCGTCCAGCCACTTGGGGAACTCGGAGATAAGAATGGGAAGCGGGTCCCGCTCGGTCAGGAGGTCATCCTCTGCCGCGGGAGCCACGGTTTCCTTGGTAGCCCGTTCGACCAGCTTGTCAAGGGAGGGCACGGTAAATACCTGCGGCGTATCCTTAGCCCGTTCCACCAACTCCCCGTGGTAGAGGAACTGCAACCGGGAGATGTCCTTACATGCGGGGTCGCAGGTCAGACCGGAGAGGTTGTACACTTGGTCCCACAGATATTTGCAGATTAGCTGATGACGAGCCTGTCGGATGGCCGCGACGTACTTGCCCATATCCGGGATATGGGTATCCGTGGAATCCGTGGAATCCGTGGAATCCGGGGGTTCCAAGATGTTGAGAGCCTCGCGTGCCCGTTCATCGACTTGGACGAAGAACTTGAACCCGCCACTGGGGCTGACGTACCCGAACAGGTAACCGGGCAAGTGGGAGAGCTTATCCTCGGCAATGCGTTTAAGTTCCTCCGTAGTGGCGGGGTTCGTATCTTCATCCTTCTTCTTTAGGTCAATGTCCAGACCAATGATGCCGGAGTGGGACCAGAAGGAGATAGCCCGGCGCAATGCGGTTCGCGGGTCAACGGTCTTCTTATTCTCGCCCAGCATAGATGGGACGGAATGGAAGATGACGGAAGGGATGAGGGCAGGAAGCGCGTTCTTGACCTTCACCTCACCGTCAGGGCTGTTCTCCTTCCATCGGGTATAGACCTTCTCATAGGCGGGAGCCAATGGTGCACGAAGCGGCCGCCCTGCCTGTTTATCGAGAAGGAGTGATAATTGGAGACTTGTCTTTAACCGCTCGTCCGCGATGTCGTTACTGCGGAGGAAGTTAATGAGACAGTCGATTGTAATTGCCTGTGGATTCTTTCCGCTTCCGGTAAAGACGCGGGGAGCGTTACTCCGCTCCAACAAATCCCAAGGCGTGGGGATTAGAGTAATGGATTGCATACTTTTATGAATGAGGCCAGTGGAGCGTGGACGGCGTATTCCACACCCTGCGGCCTATGGTTTGAATTGCCGTCCGGAGGTCGAACGGTGTCCGAGGCTACCATGGGTTCCGGGGGTTGTCAAGTAGAATCTACGGCCTATAACAAGCACGTAACAAGCAATATTTAGAGTAGTTGTTACGGTAAGTGATTGAGTATATACGACTTAACAACTATAACAAGCATAACAAGCAAAAATCGTAGTTAAACGTGTACGCACCTCGTCCTCGTGCCGTATGGCGGTCGCGCTATGCGCTCCGCGGACCATGTTTTTATGATAGGGATAAGGCTAAAACGAAGAGGTATTGAAACTGAATGAGTTAGCGTAACAACCCCTCTAAATCTTGACGTAAGCTATTAAGAGCCAAGGACTTAACAACTGAAGCACGAAAGAGGTTGTTACGCTGGACCATTGAAACTGAATGAGTTAACAACTATAACAAGCAAACAAGCAAATTCTACAGACTCTATATATGTGTATATAGGGCCTCCCCTATACCCCTCTTTTCTTATATAACTACTATTTTTGCTTGTTATGGTTGTTATAGTTGTTAAACTATTAAAAAAGAAGGGGTTAGCGTAACAACTACTCTAAATCATGCTTGTTATAGGTTGTTAGTAGATGTTACAAGATTGAGAATGAACGGATTAAGAGAACAGCATTGGGCATCAGCCACTTATGAGTATGGGGTTCTCCGGCTAAAGAAAAACCCTTCGGAAGCAGGACATGCCTACCTCCGAAGGGCTACGCCTTGGGAACATCAACCTAGGAGATGGGTGACAGGAGGGCGTTGCTTCGAGTAGGTCTTACTTCTTACCTTACTGCCTACCCTCCGCGCGTTGCCCTCCTGTCTGGCCGTATAATACCAGCCCCCTCGAAAAAGTCAAGACAATCCTCTGTTATTGTGTTATTTTGTTATGCACGCGTATATACGCGCCCACATGTGTGTATGCACCATCTCCAAATCCCCTGAATTTAATCGAGGGTCCTACCCTAGAACGCGCCGCAACCATCCCTCCGCTACAACTATCCACCCGGACCCCATCCCCTCCTTCTACCTCGCCACACTGGATTAAATTCGTAAACGCGTCCATCACGCTGATTTCCTCTTGACTTTCTCCCCTGATGTGATATGTTGCACCTGTTCGCTCCGAACGGCAACCGAACCAGCTAAGCTCAATGCTTCTGGCTATCCCAAGCAAGGAACTTGCTCGCCACAGGAGCGGACCAAACACTCTCCTTTCTACAGGCATTTTCCATAGTTACGCCCGTGGGTAGTCTCGTCAAGCTACCTGCGGGCTTTTTCTTTACCGCCAAATCCGTGAGAGCCGCTCCCTCGCATTATGCCCGCCGTGCGCAAATTTGGTCGATGGTAGTGCCCTATCTCCTGTTTCATGACTAATGTACCATCTCGCTACCTATACCCCGCCACACTCTAGTAAATTTGCCCGAATTTAATCGAGGGTCCTACCCTAGAACGCGCCACAACCGCTGGTCCGCTATAACTACCTGCCCGAAGAGTATGCCCGCCTTCTAGGTCGATACGTCCCCCCGTGGAACGGCCGCGTGTCGATTTTGCTTGACAAGTCGGAGATAAGGTGCAGACCAGATGAGGCTGAAACAGACCAGAAGTATATCCCGCCCGTGGAACGGCCGCGTGTCGATTTTGCTTGACATGCCCAGAAGGGTACCCCCTCCCCCGTACCCCACGGAAAAAATTTGACCCAACTATTTACTATGGGCCGCGTGCAACCCCGGAGCCTGGGAAACCGTGGTGGTGTTTGGATTTCCTTGGCATCCAGTTTCCCCCTATACCCGCGGAATCGGTGCATCACGGAACCTTTTTGCCCTGATTGCACCGGAATCAGAATGTTTCAGCGGCCTGCCTATCCCCCCACCTGTAGCGGAATCGGTATGATAGGTCCCCGTATTGCAACGGAAACGGTATGCCGCCTGCCATGGACTGCTCCCGCCCTCGTCACGGGAACGGTACGGCATGCAACCCATTGAATCCCCGGAATCTGTTGCAACCGTCTGATGATAAGAAACTTATGGTATGAAGTGGTCTGTAGGTCTCCATGGAATCCGGGGATGCAAAGTCTGTTTCCCACTGGCACCCTGATATGCGTAACTCATTGATGCTCAAAGGAATCCGCTTCCATACTTCGCATAATACATATAATGCAAAATCGGGGTTTTGGTTTTCCTACTATTCCGATAGGGATTGAAATTGAAGGCGCTGGAGAAGGCAGAAAAGGGGCACGGTCTTGCCCTTAAATTGTCCGGTCTGGTACTGGTTAAGTATCAACAACATACAAGCCATACCCATAGGGGTATAGGTATCCTTCCCTCATTAATGGTCAAATATTGGACTAATAGTTTTACAAAAATGTAAAACCCCTATATCTTGTACGTCATATTGTTGCACCCCCGGAACCCGATAGCAACAACGGAACCCGTTGAACCCGCTATCCCACCACAACCCCGGAATCCGGAATCCGGAATCCGGAATCCGGAATCCCGATTGCCGGATTGCCGGATTGCCGGATTGCCCGATTGCCCGATTGCCGGATTGCCGGATTGTTCCACATGGAACATTTACATTTACATTTACATTTACATTTACAATTTAAATCCAAAAGAATCCAAAGGAACCGGGGGTGCCGTCTCTCTCTATATATATAGTGTGCCGGGGAATCCGGGGGTGCAATGGATACCGGGGAACTAGTGACAATCATGGAGACAGACCGCATGGGATACGCCGCCCGCAAGGCCTTCAACATTGCGGATGAATAACTTACGATTGTGTCATACAAAAACAAAAAACATTTGACAAGGTAAGAAAATCTGATAAATTGAAATCATCAACGGGGGACAACCCCCGGACAACAAAACGAAAACTAAAAGAAGAAAGGAAAATAAAACAATGAAGAATCAAATTATTAACGTACCCGCAACCACATTCACGGGCCTCGCAAATCATTTCCGGGACTTGCACCCGGCCGGAATCCGGGGGGCGGTAGACGTACATTCCCCGGACTTTTACGAGGGGGCGAAACGGTTTGCCTACGTAGGGGGCGATAGTGACGGCGGGCGTGTCACGGCGGTGTGGACAATCCTACCTACTGGCGAGATTGCCACCCTAGTCAAAAACCCCGGTGCGGTAGTCCCGCTGGATGACGTTTTCGATTCAATCCACTCTCACGGGGGCAAGTGGCTTTTCGCCTTGTCTACTGATAAGCTCGTAGACCTTTATACTTCACAGAGATATGTTCCCGTTGCATGGTTGCAATGGGACGATTCACAGGCCCCTGCCTCATGGGATTTTAACCGCTACGGCCGGCCTAGTCCTGCGTTTTTCGTTCACCGCTACTATTTAACCCCCGCACAATGTGAGACCTATGGGGCGGGCCGGCACATGGTGCGCACCTATGATGACGGGTTAAACCTTGTCCTCAAACTGGTAAGCCAGGTTTAATTTCTGAAAAGTTACACCGCCCTAACATATTAACATATTAACAATTAAACAATAGAAAGAAATAAGACAATGAGCATCTATACAGAACACGCAAAAAGATTCCTGAGAAATTGCGGAATCAGAATCACCGGGAAATATAAGGGAAGATATGTTCCCTTGTGGGACAAAGAGCCTCATAGTACATGGGAAATTGTCTTACACCGGGAAAGTCCTCAAAAGGGCGAAAGGCAAGCAATCTTCATCACGTTCTACCAGTCTCACGCCGACCAGCACAAGACGCCAACCGCCTATGACGTCCTTGCCTGTCTGTGTAAATCCGATTGTGGCTCATATCAAGACTTTTGTATAGAAATGGGATTGCCCCGATATGACGAGGAAACGGGGGATTATGACATGGCTTCCTATAGCAAGTACACGGGGGCGTGCCATGAATATGCGGAACTTAAAACCTTCTTCACCCGGCCGGGTGAATGGGAAGAGCTGGAAGAGATTTACTAAAATCCAACCTCCCTTGAAAAGTTACACCGCCCTATAAAATCAAAAATCAAAAAACAACAATAGAAAGAAATAAGACCATGAATGAAGACGAAAAGAAAACGGCAATCAATATTTTAGCCGCTCATATCCGGGAAACACGCCCCTATCTATTCCAACTATCCGCAAGACATGATGAAGAGCTGGAACTAATCGCCGCACTAGCGGAAGCAACCGGAAGCAAGGCAAGCCTACTTGTCAGGTGCCGGGAATCGGGGGAAATGCGGGCAATAAGCATTGAAAGCTACCACCCCGGCGAAATGGTAGTTAGCCGTGCCTTTATTTCCGACCCGCTATGCCTCGCACTGGAGGAAGCGGGCGCAAGGATTGTGTATAACCGTTAAGTTCCCCCTGAAAAATTACACCGCCCTAAAAAAGTATTTGACAAGATAATAAAATCCGATAAACTAAAATCAGCAAGCGGGACAAGCCCCCGCATAACCTCAAACCATTAGAAAGAAATAACTTATGAAAGAAATACTAAAATTAGACTATGACGAAATGGACGTATCAGACCCTGACAAGATGACAATCTTGCCCCATAACTGGAAGGAAGATACCGCCCTCATGCTTACCGTTACGGATAGGGTATGCAAGGGAATCGAAAAAGCAAGGAAGCTACTTGCCGCCCTGCCAAGGGGTAGCGAGATTAAAATCAGAATGGATGCTTGGTGCATTCTGGGAAAGCTTAAAGGATATACACCGGACTTCGGATATATTGTGATAAGACAGTTTGAAACTGACTTTGTACTAGCCCTCTCTGATTCCCCGGAAACTATTTCTTGGCCGCTCTAATTTATCATACAACTGAAAACCTAAACAACACTATAACATGAACACTCAAATTGAACTGAAAGACAATGAAATCCCCGCATGGGCATTCTACGAAAACGGTGACGGCCTTCTGTCCCTTATCTTTTTCGCCACATCACCTTCACATGCACGCCCTATTGCCGCCCTGCTTAACATATACCCGTGGGACGCCCTGCCCACATTAGATGATTCTGACATTGTGCGCTTGTGGCAGGCGGTGAATGAGAATGAGTTAGGGGCTTGGTGTACCTACGACCCGGAGGAAATTAACCGGTATCTGGAACAACGGTTCTGCCAGTCAGTAGCTAAAGCTTCTATAATTACGCCGCTCCCCATTGAATAACTACGCCGCTCTATAAAATCAAACTAATAATAAACAATAGAAAGCAACCATATTATGAAGACTACAACTAAACCGGAAGTGCTTAAAGTATCGGACTATGCCCTTATCCATTACATTCCAGAATGGGCAGTCTATCCCCTTGAATACGGGGAAGGCAAGGAAGATATGAGAGATGAAGACCTTGAAAACATTGAAGAGTGGGAAAAAGATTATTTCCTAGTTTGCCCTGTGGACGACCAGCCGGAAGCACATTTCACCAGCACGCCCGCCTTTGGCTTGCCCTGTGACTGTGTAAAATACTATGTCCTGCCTCGCTTTATGGGTGCCGTCCTATCATGGATAAATCCGGGTTGCCGGATGACTAACTGCTGCCTTGAACTTAAGCTCACAGACGGTAGCCGGGTAAAGGTGTATCTGAAAGGAAATCAAACCCTGCGGAGTGTCATCCGCAATCTGATAGCCTTGGTAGAAACGGGACATACTTTCACCGATATGAACGGGCACAATGTATCCCCCCGTCCCCGTGATATCGTTAATTTCTGGGTTCGGACGATGCACGGCCAAACGCTGGCAACTGGAAGAATATAAACCACTTGCGGCTTGTTCCGGGGAATCAAAATTGTTCCACATGGAACATTTAAACCCCGGAATCCCCGGAACCCGTCAAATAACTCTAACCACATAGAAAGATAAAGTAGAAAGACAAAGGAATAATTCCCGCCCCCGGAATGCGGGGGATATCGGGTGCAACGGGTTCCGGGGATTCCGGGGTTTAACAATAAACCAATCATAAATTACAGACCATGAAAGACATATCAGAATTACATATCAGAAAGGAAATAAAAGTAGAAGGCAATGGCAAAGTACACCTGACTATTGAAAGCTTTAATTCCTTGCACCGAAAAGAGTATACTCTTTCCCCCGCCGTGTGGGCGGTTTCGGAAGTACTACTGGACAAGTTTGCCAAGCCGGGAAGCATGCGCCTGAAAGATACGTTTTCTATCTATCGAGTAGGTGCTTATGACGTTATGATAATTTCATCCGTGGATGAATCCCCGTATTTAACCCTTGAAAGATTATCGCTAGCGGAAAAGATAGCATGGTTCCCTTTCGGCATTGAAAACGTCCAACAGGTAGAAGATACCCGGCATTCTAATTCTCAGCATGTATCTTATCTGCGTATCATTCAATGAATATGGAACCCGTTAAAGCTGAATAACTACGCCGCTCTACAAAAAGTATTTGACAAGATAAGAAAATCTGCTAAAGTACATTCATCAGCCACCGGAAGGGTGGCAACTATATCAACAAAACAATAGAAAGAATAATACTATGAAAGAAAATGAGATTGAAGTATGGGGAACTACGGAAGCGCAAGACGTTTCATCAAACGCCGTTAATAGCCGAGGTGAAAAGTGCCGCATTGTGCGCACCTATGACTACTACCCGGACGAGCATGAGATTCATGAACACGTCAGTATTCAGAATGCCGTTAGCATTAAACTTGTAGAGTTTAACGCATACAAGGTGCAGGACTTGATTGAAAATACAGAAAGGTTCCGTGCTCGTCTTTCCGATTGCACAACCACCGTTCCTACGTGCGAACCGAAAGCCGAACCGTATGTGAGAAGCAACTCTATTAGAGTATTCCGGGAAAGAGCCGTGCAGTATTATGGCACAAACTCCGATTCTTTTACTCTCTACACGGATAGAAACTTTTTGGATATTCCTGTACCCCTCGTTGTTCTCTTCTCAAAATAAATAGGATACGCCTTTTGTCATACATATAAAAAGTATTTGACAAGGTAAGAAAATCTGCTAACCTGAAACTATCCAACAGGGACAAGCCCCGCAACAATAAACCAAACAACAATAAACCGATAGAAAGAATAATACTATGAATACTACAATCACAATCCCCACCACTGTCACCGCCATTGATGCCCTTATTGAACGGGCAAATGCCGCTATCGATGCCGCCGTAGCTGAAACACGGGATGACCTCATGGAGAATAATCAGAATGACTATGTCATCTCGGTGCGCAACATGGGGCATAACCTGAAACAGGTCGTCCGAGATAATGCCGCTCACGGTCTGGCCGCCCTTATTACTCACCGCATGCTGGCACTAGTGGCCGAACGCCTCCCCCGGTTTGCAGGTAAGGTCTATAACGTCCGAGTAGACCGGATGCTGGAAGACTGTCTGGCCACCGCAATTACACAAAGTGTTGAGGCGGACATTAAAATCCACGCTTACATAAATTGGAGCCGCTATACGTGGCCGCAAGTGGTGTTTCATCATATCCTCCCCGGCATGTTTGATTCCGTGAATATTTCCTTTAAGTTTGACGTCAATGAGCTGACGCAAAAGCAGAAGCGAATTGTCACCGGAAGGGACATGGAGAAATTCATTGAAGGAATCTTCAATGATATGGTTCGCCTTGATACCAAGCTCCGGGAGATTGAGGAATCAAATACCCGCCTTTGCGATTCCGACTACGTGTGCGCCTATTTTGCACAAGCCGTTAAAGTGGAAGAACAAGTGAAGAGATTGAAGCAAGACCTTGAAAGCCTGACTGGTGTACAATACTCTCGCTTCGACTATAACCACACAACCGTTTCTACCCTTCCCTCCTACAGGGCATGACCTAAACCCGCCCCAGCTACCCTATTTATTAGAACCCTCAAATAACTCTAACCAAATAACAAAACACCATGAGAACCTACATTGAAAAATTAGGCAAGGAATACATTGAAGGCAGAAAAGAAAGTGGCAAGTCTCCCTTGCGAACCGGATTAGACGGACGGCGTTTGCGCTCTATGTCATGGCAGGGCAACTGACTTTTCTCCTATCAAACGCACGTTGCCACCCTTGACCGTCGAGGCAAAGTACTGTATGTTACAACCAAAGAATATTCACAAACTACTACCCGGCAAATGAGGGATATTGAACGGCTCGCAAGTTGCAATGGCTTCCATATCGTACCTACCGAACAAGTTGAAGCCTATGCACATATCCTTGAAGGATTGTATCATACATACTAAAAATTATTTCTTCCTATTAGAACCAACAAAGAACACTACAAAATTATGACTGCATTTGACATTGATATTACAGGCAGGAAACGTGATGAACTTTCCCGCACGGAATGGCTTAAGATCACAAATCGAATCAATAAACTTCAACCTGCAATCTTTTCTTTTAAGGCAGGTGTAATATCCCATAGGATAGACAGGCCTTCCGAATGGAATGGAGAAGGAACGGCATATGTTAAGCCGTACATGCGGCCCTACGCAATCGAACTGGAACGCACACACAATGGCGCGTGCATTATCCGGCTCCACAAGTTGAAGTGGAATGGCACGGTGTGGAAACTTGCGGAAACGGCGGCTCTGACTGTAGGGGATGCCATAGAACTGGCAAAGCACTTTACTGCGGTGGTGAATCAGAACTGGCAGGAAGTGGGACTGCGTATTGCGCAGGAAGCGGGGGCGGTGGACTTCATGGTTGACGGTAGCCTCACCTTTATGCGCTTCCGATTCCTCACACCCGATAAGGAATCTATGAACAATATCAATTCCATAAAGGTTCGCAAGCTGGCAGAACGTTTCTTCCTCCCCTGCATGGTGAAGTTTACGAGCAACAAATGGAACGACGATTTGAATCTGGAAACCGTGAAGCTCGTATTCCGTTGAACCTTTAGAACTCTCACATAGCTCTATAGTATGACACCCGAAAAAGAATCTAACGTCGTCATCCTCCGCAAGCAATGTCTCCACCACATCGGGCGAGCTGACAGGCTTCATACCCTGTGGAGCCTCGTGGAGCACCTGCATTCGGTAGTGGGCATTGTTGCCCTCGTAAGCGCACTGGTTTGTTTAGGTTATCTCCTTGCCACTGGTGAACTTCTCATATCGTACCTTACATGGTGCGTCATCATCACAGGCTGGTTTGTCTTCCAGCTATTGGTAGAGTGGGGCATTGACATCATACGCCGACGCCTAGAGCGGCACCAGCTGGAGGCAAATCGCCTCGCCCGTTGCCTTGAAGATATGGGATTCACTCGACCTATCTTCTAATTAGAACCCCCACATGGCTCTACAAAAACAAAACAGATATGAAACCCATCGCACTCGCTCAACAAATCATGCTCCTTCATTCTTGGGCACGGGATAATAATGGTCGTACCGGAAAACTTGGAAGCCCTATTGTTCTTCCTGCCCATGTCAAGGGAGAGTTCTATATTCCCCGGAACCCGGAGGATAATATTCTCCAATCTGAACAGACCAAATTCCTGATTGAATCCTTTGGTATTGGGGAGGTATTCACGTCAGGCATCTTCTTTGCGATTAGGACACTCTACGACCCGAATGCCTATGAGGATAGAACGGTGCGCATCCTTCGTCTCAACTACCATAAGGTGAAGCGCGGAGAAAACCATGATTATGCCACCCTATTTTCCTACCATAATTTTTACGCCGTTAGGTATAGCAAAACCCTTTACGATGCTATGTTTAAGGCTCGTCCATCTCTTGCCCGCTCCGTTAAATTGGGTTGTATATTTCCTACGGAGCCGGGTGCGGAGATTCTGTCCATGACGCCTGACCACATGGTGCTTAACATGAGCACGCTATCTAAGGATGAAATCCTCTCACTCCACAAGAGTTCCTTCCAATGCAATTTGAGAGTTTAACCCGACAATTTCTTGCACTCCTTCGGGTTTCCCGTTTAACTCGGAAGATAATGCAGGAACAAAAAGAACAATACGAACGAAATCCGAAAAGTTATAACCACTACTATCAAGAATATGTTAGAACCCAAAGACTATCAAAAATATATCGACGAGGACATCAACCCCGGTGACTACATTGTCAGAGAACTGGGTGGAGAGTATTACGTGGGACAGGTAATCGAACTTTCCCCGAACTTCTACAGATACAAAGTCTTAAATGCTTTCCCTCTGGGTGAGGGGGTTGTCCGTCATGAAGAAGCAATCAAATGTTACCCTACACCTCTTCGGAAGTTTAAGGAGGGGGACGAGGTAATTCGTAGAGAACATATAGGTAAATGGACTGTAATGGAGGACGAGAAGGATTCCGTTCTTGTCGGTATTAAGGATAAATGTACAGGGACTATCAAAGAAGTAACCCCTTCCTCTCTTCTTCTCATCAGGCCAATCGACCTGCATTATCGGTTCAGAGTTATCGACGGAGCTATTTGGGACTTCAAGAAGAATCGGTCCTTACGTGTCAACCCTTCATGTGAGGGAACAACCGAAATGGAACGTCTCTGCAATCTTCTGAATGAATTAGACAGAAACGAAGAAACTTCTCTTGACAAGTAATAAAACCCAGATACTATTATCCGTACATGAACACCACAGAACCAAACGAATTGAGCCTTGATAATATTCAGGAAGAGGTAGCCCGCATTCTCACCGAACCGAAGTCTATCATGTTGAAGGAAAGACTGCAACGGGAGTGGGATGCAGTCCCTGCCTTCAACCTGCCCATCGACGCGCCTGCGGATGCGGTTGCCGAGAAAGCTCTTGAACTGGGGGACTACGCCGCCAACATCTTTGATATTGAACCCCCGCCGCTGGCGGGAGTTCAGTTCATCATGGCAGAAGTCGCCGAGAACCTCGTCACTGTGAAGGAATACATTGCCTTTATGCAGGAGCTTGAGAACCCCGGCAAGGCGTGCAATATCTTTACAGATTCCCACGTCATGATTAAGGCACTCGTCCTCTTCATGGCCATTCACCTCTTGATAGCGTATGCCAGTCAGAACGACCCGGACCGCATTGATGAAGAGAAGGGAGGCATCTCCGCATTCCGTCTCTTCTCCGTGGCGAGCAATGTAATTTCCATGAACCTGATGGAACAGTCTACTCTTACCTTCGTAGATAAGTCGGAGCTTGCCGAGAAGGAAGCCAACGCCCGTAAAATCATCCTACCCCACGAAGCATAAAGCAATGGAAACGACTAGCGAACAGGAAGATTATCGTACAATTGCCCGTGCCCTGCTTGAACGTGTATGCCATCGCGCATGTCGGCAAGCAGAGATATATAGGGCAGAACCAACAAAGAAGGAGTACCTTCACATGATAATGATTTTACTTCGGGTTCCTTACCCGGAAACATGTCAAAAAACAGTAGAGAAAGAGCTTGACAGAATCATTAGCGAAGGTATCATACACGTCGGAAAGGAAGACGACAATGGAGATAGGTAATCCTAAAAACATGAGCGTGAAGGAGTTGGAGGAAGCGATTGCATTCTTCAATAGCTCCTACTACAATGAGGGGAAGACCCTCATTCCCGACACGGTTTACGATACTCTGGTTGAAGAACTCCGTTCCCGTTCCCCGGAATCCAAGGAACTCGATAGTCTTGGAGACGACGTACAACGGGGAGCCAAGACCTTCCGGCATCCCAATCCCGTCCTGTCTCTCGCCAAGATTCATGAGGGCAAGGACGGAATTGGTATGGACCAGCTTCGCGGCTGGATTGCCGGACGTGACGTCGTGGTTGAACCGAAGTATGACGGCCTTACCCTCGTTCTGTACATTGAAAAGGGGCGGCTCGTCAAGGCCGTTACCCGTGGCGACGGAACCGAGGGGGAAGTAATCCCCCTTGATAAGGTTCTCTACATGGCCCCGCCAAGTTATGGCAATTACACGGGAGCTATCCGTGGGGAAGTGGTTGTGGCTAAGAGCAACGAGGGGCAGG